CCTTCGGTGTTGAACTGGCATGGAAGATGACCAATCAGCCTATGAAGGGTTGCGGCGCAGGCTGCACATATTCTGCCCAGTATTACAGAAACATGGGGCGCTTCCATAAAACCAACCCCCAGCCCGGAGATCAGATTTTCTTCTCTGAGGATGGCGGTGCAACCTCTTACCATACCGGCCTGGTTGTTGCTGTGGACAGCAAGCGGGTCTACACAATCGAGGGTAATACATCAAGCGACCCCGGTGTTGTTGAGAACGGCGGATCAGTAAATGAGAAGAGCTATTCTCTCTCATACGCAAAAATCGGCGGCTACGGCACGCCCGATTATTCTCTTGTGGAGGAGGAAGATGACATGGATGTGAAGCGGTTTGAGGAACTGTGGCTGGAGTACAGAAAGAGTCTGCAGGACAACGACGCAAGTCAGTACAGCGAGCAGGCTCGGCAGTGGGCTGTGGACAACGGTCTGATTGCTGGTAACAACGCCACAGAGTTTAACGGGATGTGGCAGGATATGCTGACCCGTGAGCAGTTCGTGACTGTTCTGTTCCGCTTTGCTCAGTTGATGGGCAAGGCATAAGAAGACATTGAAAATATGTCAGTTATAAAGGAGGGAGGTTGGATTGAGCATCGTGTCCGCAAAAGGTAAACGAGTAGCGCCGAAACAAAAATCTGGCCTATTTAGACATCTTGGGAAGCTGGGCTTCTCCAATCGTCTGGCTCTGTACATCATCCTCTTTTTGGCTGTCGGTCTGGCGGGTGGCTTTGTTCTCGCATGGAGAAGTATCACCTATGGCTATACTGGCGCCTTGGCGTGCTGGTCGGTGTGTTTCACACCGATTGGTACGGCAGCGAGTGTGGTGCTGAGCAAGATCGTACATAAGAGCGAAGCGGAAAATACTGGCGCTGACGGCGAAGGTATCAAGTATGCCGCTGCAAAAGCGAGCGGGTTCGCTCCGGGCGACGATAACATCGAAAGCCCATCAATATAAACATAGGAGGTACGCAGTATGGAATGGGTAGAGTTAGCTTTATCTGTTGTGGCTGGCTTAGCCGCTACGATCCCCCTGGTCATCAAACTGATTGAGTATGTCCAGAAAGCCATCAAAGAAAAGAACTGGCCTGGTATGCTTGAGATGGTCATGGGTTACATGGAGGTTGCCGAAGGCAAGTTCAAGACTGGCGCAGAGAAGAAAGAGTGGGTTCTTGCCATGGTTAAGGCTTCCGCCGATACTATCAACTATGATATTGACCTGAATGTTGTTAGCAATATGATCGACGATCTCTGCGACATGAGCAATATCATCAACCCGCCTGCAGAAAAGGCGGGTGAATAAGGCACATGATTAGCTTTATTGAATATCTGAGTGTGCCTGAGAAAGTCGGTCTGGCTATTGTCGCCTGCCTTCTGGTGATGAACCTGGTTGGCGAGTTCCTTGAGTTCAAAGGAAAGGTTGTCCCTGAATGGGTGAAGCTCCGCAAGTTCTTTTCCCGGAGAAAGGCTGAAAAGGAAGATGCGACCAAAACCTTAAAAGAGGTCAAGCAGCTTCTGAGCGATGTGAATGCACATTATTCAGAGGACAATATTACTAAGCGCAATAGCTGGATGCAGTGGGTCAATGACCGGGCTGAAGTGTATGACGATTCTATTGTCGGCATCACCAAAAGCCTTGGCGATGTGACTACGGCCTTGAACGCCAACACGAAACTCACCGAAGAGATGTTCGTTCAGAGCAGCCGTGACCGCATCATCGACTTTTCTCATAGAGCCGCAGACCACAGTATTCCTGTCTCAAGAGAGGAGTTCAACAGAATCTTCAAGGTGTACGACAAGTACGAGAAGTTCCTGGGAGACCACGATATGACCAATGGTGAAATCGATATTGTCTACGGCATCATCAAGAAGTCCTACGAGCATCGTATGGAGAACCATACATTTATCGAGGACAACCATGGCCTGTAACAGGCCGCAAAAATCTAAACTATTCTGATATTTTGTGGGTGTAAAATATCAAATGGATATGAACATTTTTAGGAGAGTTCTCCCTGTAATTTGCAGGGCGGGCTCTCCTTTTTTTTGCGTCCGCTCTGTCACAAAAATTGTATAGTTTTCATGACAAATATCATTTCGGCAGCGGGAGTAGTTTATTGCCGAAATGGTACTGGAAATTTGGGGCGAAAAAATAAAGGGCAGGAATGGAAATGTATCCACACCCGCCCTTGTTCTTTTATTCATTTAAGATGTTCGCTTATAACATCATTGTACTTTTACAGTGCTCTTATAAATTAACATCTTGATATATGTATTTCGTCCCAAATGATTAGTTTGAGACGAATGAAAAAATCGTTGTACTCTGATGGAATCGCTAAGGCTAATCAATCAGCATACCATGATTAAATCTTCCATTTAATTTGCACATTCCCATGCCCGACATGAATAGTTTCAATGAGAGCGTCCACGACGGTAATCTTATCTTGGATATCAATGTCGGCCCATTTGTCCATATAGTTCTTGATAACATCAATGTCCTGCTTTCCGTAAAGTTCTGCGGAGAGCTGGGCAATTTTTTCTTTTAGATCACGCTTTTCGGCGTCCAGAGCTTCAATGCGCTCATTGACATATTCGGCGGTTGTGCTGCTTGATGCGATCAGTTTGTCGATTAGGATATTGATTTCCTTTTCAATCTGATCCATGCGCACTTTATATTTGGCGATTTGCAAACTGTCGCCTTTCTTTTCCTTGTGAGCAAGCTGGTCAAATTCAGCGAGCTTACGAGTCATTTCATCGAAAACGATATCTTCAATTTCAATGGCGGGAATTGAACCAACGCCATCACAGGAGGCTGATACATATTTGCTATTGCACATATAATATCTGGCCGCTTCTTTTCTTTTGCGAGGATAACTTTTGAGTGCGAGTGCATATCCGCAATCGATACATTTGATTTTGCCTGCAAGCCATGTGTTCTTTGCCTTGACAGGTTTTGCAATTTGGCGCACATTGAGGCATTTACGGCGGCAGAGCAACCATTGTTCAGATTCGATGAAGCCCTCATGTGGCGCAAGAACCAGAACATGACCGTTGATGGAAATCGCCTTTCTCTTTTCAGCGTTGTCGCCAGTATATAAGTAGGCACCGTTCGTACCAATGAACTGGGAAATGTCATTGACGATTTCTGCTCCCTGTGACTGGAAGAACTCGAAGATTGCACTGTCTGCTTTGACATAGATGGGGTTGATGATAAGGTCACGAAGACGCATTCGGCTGAAGTTCTTGCCGTCGGGTGTCTTGATGCCTTGCTCTTTGAGATACTTGATAACATCCATAAAGGATACCTGTGGGTCTGAATACATCTCGTAGATCAGCTTGACCACTTTAATTTCCTCTGGCTTTGCCACATACATACTGGTTTTGATTCCCTCGATGATGGTGTCTTTCAGAGAGAAACCGTAAGGAATTCTGCCACCCATATAGAAACCTTTTCTGCTTCTGGAACGGTATGCGTCCATGACACGCTGTTGGATGGTCTCACGCTCAAGCTGGGCGAAAATCATGACGATCATCAGCATGGCCTTGCCGATGGGGGTTGAGGTGTCGAAGCGCTCCGTGACGGAGACGAACTCAACACCGTACTTTTGGAACTCGTTGATTAGGCTGGCGAAGTCCAGAACGGAACGGCTGATTCTGTCCAGACGATAAACGATAACACGGCGCACACCGCCTTCTCGTATCTGTGCCATCATCTCTTGGAAATCCGGTCGGTCTGTGTTCTTGCCGCTGTAGCCCTTGTCTCTGAATACTTTGTGTTCGCTCGATGTGACCTCTCTCATGCAGAGCTCAATTTGACTTTCGATGGAGATACTATCTTCACGATCCACAGATTGTCTTGTGTAAATAAAATCCATGTTTTACTCCCTTCGATGTGCAGGACTGCCCTGCATGAGGCGGCCTGCAGAATTAGTTATCGCTTGTTCTTGGGGTTGAAGTATTTGCTAAAGACGGCATATAAGGATTTCTCAATCTGTCGTTTCTTTTCCGGTCTGTCGTCTTTATGTATGGGAGTAAGATTTGTGATGGTGAATACATCGCCGTCATATACGGCGTTGACTTTTTCGGTCGTGTATTTCTCAGCTATAGGAATCACCTCCGCATATGATTGAGTGCAAGAAAGAGGACGGGAGTGACCCCGTCCCCACACTTGCAGATTATTTAATTATGATGACACGGCAGAATTGGCATCTGTGGAGCCCATACCGCCGTTCCTGACGCCGTTTGCGTCGTCGGAGTATGTAATCCCATACGGGATGAAGATGGCCTGTACGAAGCCGCTACCGGCCTCTACGGCGACCGTTTTTCCCTCGTTGCTGTCGTTGGTCACCTTCGCAAAAATGTGACCCTCATTGTCAGAACCGTAGTAATCGCTGTCAATCACGCCCATCGTATTGTTGAGCTGGAGGCGATACTTGAAGCCCAGACCGCTACGAGGCAGACAACCAAGCCACCAACCCTCGTCGATTTTGACACGAATGCCGGTGGGGATTTTGATGGTCTGGCCGGGATGCAGTTCAAAGCTAAAAGGCGCCTTGAAGTCATAACCCGCAGAACCACTCGTTGCACGCTTAGGAATTTCCAGAGCGTTGTATGCTAACTGGATGAACTCATCCTTATACTCGGTATCGATAAGCTCACTCATAGCAGCGTAGAACTGCTCGTAGCTTACCTTTTCAAACTCACCAACTTTATTCATTGGCACTCACTCCCTTTAATTCATGTAAGATGTCCTCAACAAGGGTGTCATACCCATCAGTTGAGCCGTTGTAATGCCTACAGGTAACGCCGTGGTCGGCCAGGAACCGGAACATATCACTGGCGAGTTCATCGCTTTCCGTTTCTGTCTGG